GTCGATAGAGAGAGAGAACAAGTTAGTACAAACCTCGTCAACAGACGGGACAAGCCCACAAGGTCACACAGCGGCATTTTCGTTAACGGGAAACAATGAACACGTATTTACAAAATCATTTACAGAACATGGATATATTCTTGGTTTATGTTGTGTAAGAACAGAACATACCTATCAACAAGGAATAGAAAAAATGTGGAGTCGTAAAAATCGATTCGACTTTTACTGGCCCGCATTAGCAAACATAGGAGAACAAGCAATATTAAATAAAGAAATATACGCACAAGGAACATCAGCAGATAACGAAGCTTTCGGATATCAAGAAGCATGGGCAGATTATAGATATAAACCATCAAAAGTAACTGGAATGATGAGAAGTAATTATTCACAATCATTAGACTGCTGGCATTATGCAGACGAGTACGAAACACAACCAATATTATCAAACAATTGGATAAAAGAAACAACAGCAAATATAGACAGAACAATATCAGTAACAAGTGCACTAGCACATCAATTTATAGCAGATTTTGCATTTAAATGCATGACAACAAGACCAATGCCAGTATATAGTGTACCAGGAATGATAGACCATAATTAAATAAATAATCCCCTGGGGAAACCCAGGGGAGAAAGGAATAAATAATGTCAATTTTATTCGGTACAGATGGACAATCAACATCAAACAACTTTGCAAATTTAAATGAATTTTTTGGTATGCCTAGTAATGATTCAACAGCAGGAAAATACAGACAAGAAAGTGCAGACCAACAATATGCAAGAAATCAACAGTCAGCAAACACAGCATGGGGAAGAGAACAAATAGCGGCATTGCAACAAATGGCTTATCAAACATCATCAAATGCAAAAGCAATGCAATTTTCATCAAGTGAAGCCGCAAAACAAAGAGCTTATGAACAAACAAGTGCAGATAAAGCAAACTCATTTTCAGCCGCACAAGCAGAATTAAATAGAGGTTGGCAAAGTAATGAGGCAAGAGCAGCCGAAGCATTTTCAGCATTAGAAGCACAAAAAACAAGGGAATATCAAACATCATCAGCAAAAACAGCAATGGACTGGGAAGGTAATCAAGCTCAAATTCAAAGAGATTATCAAACAAATATGTCGAATACCGCATATCAAAGAGCAGTAAAAGATTTAAAAGCCGCAGGATTAAACCCAATATTAGCGGCAGGAAGTCCTGCAAGTTCACCAGTTGGTGCAATGGGTAAAGGTTATACAGCATCAGGAGCTACAGGACAAGGTTATATGGGTTCTGGTTCAAGTGCAAATGGACAAAAAGCAAATGGTTCTTATGGACAAGGTTATACATCAGCCGGTTCAAAAGCAAATGCTAATTCAATTTCAGTACAACAAAGAAGCAACGAAACATATAGTACTCAAGTATTAAAACAAGTAATATCTACATTAGGTTTAATAGGAGTTGCGTGTGGATAATTATTAATTGACAAAATATCATTAAAGACTTATAGTAAGCTTAAGGAGAATTGTGTCAGTGGGGACAGTTACAACAAGTAAGCAACTGTCCCCACACCCTCAGAACAACCGACAGGAAGTGATAACATTGCCGTGTTACCATCCATTATCAGCAATCCGAATACCCGAGATGAAAACAGAAAGGGGAAAGGATAGGATTAAAATCCTAAACGCAGAGATGGATAAAAAAATACCAAAAGATAACCCAAATAGATTACAATTAGCTTGTGGACAATGTATAGGATGTAGACTAGAATATAGTAGACAATGGGCAAATAGATGTGTATTAGAAGCCTCAGACTGGGAATGTAATTATTTCCTAACATTAACATATGATAACGAAAATTTACCATTAAAATCAGTGTTAGATAAGGAAACAGGCGAAATAATTGAAACACCAACATTGTACCCAGAACATTTAAAAAAATTTATGAAAGATTTGAGGCGATATTATGATTATCATTATGCTCATGATAATATTAGATTCTTTGCATGCGGAGAATACGGAGAGACAGGTGAAAGACCGCACTATCATGTATTATTATTTAACATGCCAATAACAGACTTAGTACCATATGCAAAAAATCACTTAGGTCAAACAAGATACCAAAGTGAAGATATACGCAAAATATGGGGCAAAGGTTACATAGACATAGGTGGTGTAACATGGGAATCATCAGCATATGTAGCAAGATATATATTAAAAAAACAGAAAGGAGAAACAAAAGAAGAAGCTTATAGATTTAAAGAACCAGAATTTACAAGAATGTCAAGAATGCCAGGAATAGCAAGAAAATATTATGATGAAAATAAATACAAAATGTATGAATTAGACGAAATATTAATAAATAAAACAGGAGGTAAAGTACAATCAGTAAAGCCGGCTCGATATTATGATAGGCTATTCGACATTGAATATCCAGAACAAATGGAGTTAATTAAAAACCAACGAAAAGAGGTGGCAATTGAAACAGAAAAAAACACACTAAGCAATACAACATTAAGCAAGGAAGAATACAACGAATTAAAAGAAAGGAAGAAAATAGAATCAATAAAGAATTTGAAAAGAGGTATAGAAAGCGATATATAAGTAAGAAGAGAACGGCGAACGCAAACACCGACCAAAGTAGACGCGAACGCCGCTCAGACAGCCAGACAAGCGAATAATAATAAAAATTAAAATAAGCTGTGTTTGGCTTTGCTCCGCAATCGCATAATTCCGATTAAGGAAAATAACATTCACACGATATGGAGTATCAACTATTATGCTTGACGAATTAAAAAAAATCAAGTGGTAAATTTTAAAATTATTATAAATAATTAAAGGAGAGAAAAAACATGAACCGTAGACCAACAAGAAAAAAAACAGACAGTAGAATATTCAGAAACACAGCATCAAAGACAAAAGCAATAAATATAACACCAAAAATAATGAGAGGAGGAACAAGATTATGATAATAAGTGTACCTAAAAATATGAATAAAAATTTGTCGAAAAATTTTAAGACAAAAGAATTTAATTGCAAATGTAATGAATGTAAAGTAACTTACTTTGACACAAATTTAATTACAATATTACAAGGAATAAGAGACTATTTCGGTAAACCTGTAATAATAAACAGCGGTTATAGATGTATAAAACACAATAAAGATATAAATGGCGAAAAAAATTCGAAACATACAAAAGGAATGGCAGCAGATATAAAAATAAATGGAATATCACCACTAACAATAGCAAAATATGCAGAATCAATAGGAGTATTAGGAATAATAGTATATAAAGATTTCGTGCATATAGACACAAGAGCAACAAAATATTACTCATTCGATAACAAAAATACAGTAAATATATTTTAAAGGAGAAAATAAAAATGAAAACAGGAATATACGCAGTAAAAGATACAAAAATTGGATTCGAACAACCATTTTCAATGCAAAATGATGAAGTAGCAATAAGAGCATATTTAAAAGCTGAAATACCATATAAAGAAGATACAGAACTATATAAAATAGGTGAATATGATAACCAAACAGGAAATATAACACCAAAAGTAAAATTTATGATAAATTCAATAACAAAGGAGAAAGAAAATGAACTTTAAAAGATATCCTTACAAAACAGATGAAAAATTTTATAGTGAAACAGGTGAAAAAATAAAACCAACATATACAGAAAAAATATCAGATGAAGGTACAAAATACCTAGAAAAAACAGGAGAACACAATCATTACGAAGAAATACAAAAAGCATTACCAGAAACAGAAATATATAACATACTAAATAGATATATAAACGGAGATGAAACAGCATTAAATAAATCAGAAGGAACTTATATGGATATATCAAATTTGCCAACATCAATGATAGAAGCACATAACTTAATAAGTGAAACAAAAGCAGATTTTAATAGATTACCAAAAGAATTAATAGAAGAATTCGGCAGTTATGAAAATTATATAAAAGAAATGACGGAGGGATCAGGAGTTGAAAAAGTTTATAATTATTTTGAAAAGGAACAAAAAATTAATAATAAAAATAGCGATAATAATATTGAACCTGATAATAAGGATTCTAAACCTATTGACAACAGCAAACCTAGCACAAATTGATATAACAAAATTATTTGATTAAAGGAGATAAATATGAATAGAAATACAAATTATAATTTTTCGAACGTACCAACAATAGATTCAAAACGCTCAACATTCAATAGAGATAGCGGACTAAAAACAACATTCAATGCGGGACAATTAATTCCAATTTACTGTGATGAAGTTCTCCCTGGAGATACATTTAGTATGACATTAGCAAACATAACAAGAATGACAACACCAATTTATCCAGTAATGGATTGTGCAAATATGGATACATACTTTTTCTATGTACCAAATAGGATATTATGGGAACATTGGAAAGAATTTAACGGAGAAGATACTACAGGAACATGGACACAAACAATAGATTATGATATACCACAAATAACGTCAGGATCTAGCACACCTTTTTTAGAAAATACAATAATGGACTATTTAAGCATACCAACAAAAGTTAATAATTTAAGTGTAAACCATTTGCCAATACGTGCATACTGCATGATATGGAATGAATTTTTCAGAGATCAAAATTTACAAGATCCATGTTATATGTCAAAACAAGATACAACAACAACAGCAATAGTAACAGCAGATTTAACAAATTATGACTATATAACAAAAACACAAAAAGGTGGACTTCCATTACCAGTATGTAAATATCATGATTATTTCACAAGTGCATTACCAAACCCTCAAAAAGGTGAAGAAGTATTACTACCTTTAGGAAGTACTGCTAATGTATTTGCAGGAAATATACAAAGCAATAACGTTAGTACAAATCCAATATTTTGGAGAAATGTAAACGGAGAATTACCATATGGAAACATGACAATTGCATGTGAATCGTCAACAGGAGCAAATTATGGAATTACAGGAACACCAAACC